TCTAGTTGCTAACGGATATTCTTTCTTGAAGTATGATGGGACTATTAAAATAAATAACGCCAATAGAGACCGTGATACACAAGTTATGGCTGATAACGGAAATGTGGTGCTGCACGTCGATGCAGGGAATAACAGAGTAGGCATTGGTAATTCATCACCAGACGGCCTTCTACACATCAGCACATCAACAACTGACGCCACTCTTATCGTAGAGGCCGACACAGACAACAACAACGAAGGCGACAATCCAATTATTATTCTCAGACAAGACGGAGGACTCGTAGACTCTGCTATATATCATGCGACATCACCATCTAACAATGACCTTCACATAGCCTCCGCGATTAATATGGTATTTTCAACATCAACCAACGGTCGCTACGCTAGTGCAACTCCTAAGATGGCTATCACCGATACTGGTGAGGTTGGTATAGGCACGACTGAACCCGATGAAGACGCGATCTTAGAATTATCATCAAGCGATCAAGGGCTTATGTTGCCAAGAGTCCAAAGCGCAGCCAAACCTACGGCAACTTCCGCGCTCAATGGCTTGATGCTTTATGAATCAGACACCCATCGATTAAAGATTGTAGCAGATGGAGAATGGCAAACTATTTCTTTTGAACAATAAAATATCATGAAAAAAGATTTGAACAGCATAGCTAGAATAGAAAAGGCAATTGCAAAAAAGTTTGGTGAAGATGCCATAGTCAATCCAAAATCGAAATGGAACGATAAAAAAGAAAAAGAATATTTAAATCAACTGAAAGAATTTTATTCGACTTGCGACAACAAAAACGATAATACTGAGAAAGTTAATCAATATGGCTTTTTGTTGTGTAAAAATCTAATTAGTAGAGAAAGTAAGAGAATATGTCCTGTATGTGGAGAATATTCTTTTAATTTAAAAGACGATCTTTATATGAATAAATTTGAATGTTGCTGGAAATGCTATATTCAATGGGTAGAGGATCGCGAAGAAAGATGGTTAACCGGGTGGAGACCAAACAACAAGGAGCAAAAATAAATGGCTACAGTATATGATATAGTAAAAGGAATCAATCAGGCAGCTGCAAACGCATATGATGGTTCCCATGATAAGAGATTTGTGGAAGAAGATGATGAAAAAGTCATTGGCCTTAAAAGAGAACAAGGCTGCGCAATCAATGATTCTAGAGTCATTGACGGCTTTAAAGTTCGAATGAGTGGCCCAAAGTTGATTGTAACCTATCAGTCTGAGATGCCAATGTCTTCTTTTCACAATACAAAACTGCACGATGAAATAGAACAAATATATGCAGACATTGCTAAATTCTTAAAAAAAGAATATAAATCTTTAACCGATGAAGCATTAACATTGTCGCCTGACGGTCCTTGCGATATATTACTCCAAAACATGTCAAAACTTCGAACATGGGTCCAAGGTACTAAGGTTTACACAGTTGGCAACATGAAAGACGTTGTTCCAGTTGATAATCCCTTTAAAGATGCAACCCATGAGGAAAGTTTCCGTAAGTTTCTTGAGTTAAGTACGGATAAAAAACCAAAGAATGTAACTAGAAAAAATGATTAATGACGTACAAACTTACCAAAGAAAAAATAGTAAAAGAGATAGTAAAATCCGGCAAAGATCCGGTTTACTTTATAAACACTTACTGTAAAATTCCCCACCCTGGCAAGGGCTTAATTCCTTTTAAAACATATGATTTTCAATCTGAACTAGTTGAAGACCTAGCATTACATCGTTTTATAGTTGTCTTAAAAGCCCGCCAATTAGGAATATCAACGATTACAGCAGCCTATATAGCATGGCTAATTTTGTTCCACAGGGATAAAAATGTTCTTATTGTTGCAACAAAGCTCACCACTGCAGCAAACATGGTAAAAAAAGTAAAAACTATTCTTAAAAATCTTCCGGAATGGATTTGTATATCTAAATTCTCAGTTGATAACAAAAATAGTATTGAGTTGTTCAACGGCAGTCAAGTAAAAGCATCATCAACTTCTGGCGATGCAGGCCGCTCAGAAGCATTGTCTCTTCTTGTTATCGATGAAGCTGCACACATCGACGGTTTAGATGAACTCTGGACCGGTTTATATCCTACGATTTCTACTGGTGGGCGTTGTATAGCAATTTCTACTCCAAATGGCGTAGGTGATTGGTTTCATGAAACGTACGTCGGAGCCGAAAGCGGCGAAAACGAATTTTTCCCTATTAGTCTGCCATGGCCGGAGCACCCTGATCGCGATGCCAATTGGTTTGAAGTAGAAACAAAAAATATGAGCAAGCGCCAAATTGCTCAAGAATATGAATGCAATTTCAATACTTCTGGCGAAACTGTAATACATTCGGATGACATATTGAGAATTAAAAGTATGATACGCGAGCCTGTACATCGTGTTGGGTTCGATCGCAATACATGGATCTGGGAGGAACCAAAAAATGAAAACAACTATCTATTGGCTGCTGACGTGGCCAGAGGTGACGGTGCTGACTCTAGCACATTTCATGTTTTCAAATTAGAAACGATGGAAATAATATGCGAATATAAAGGAAAACCAACTCCTGATATTTTTGCTGAAATTATTAATACAACTGGGTTACAATATAATAATGCAATGGTAGTTATTGAAAACAACTCCGTTGGCTATCATGTTTTAGATAAGCTTAAAGATCGAGGATATACAAACATTTATTTTTCTAAAAAAGGTACACATGAGTACGTAGAACAGTATGCTGCAGAAGGCAATTCTTCTATTGTCCCCGGCTTCACAACTTCCCATAAAACTAGACCTTTGATTATTGCCAAATTTGAGGAATTTATAAGAAATAAAGTATTAACTATTTATTCTAAACGTTTGGCGAATGAACTAGATACTTTTATTTGGAGAAATGGTCGCCCAGAAGCCCAAAGAAGTTATAACGATGACTTGGTAATGGCAGCTTCTATTGGCTGTTGGGTGAGGGATACTGCAATTATTGAGAATCAAAGAGATATTCAATACAAAAAAGCATTTTTAAATGCCATGGTTACTAGTCACACTACTTTAGACACCACAGTACCCGGGCAAAGAAAAAGAAATTTAAGCGAAAAACTAACTGATGAGCAAAACAAAATGAAAGAATTCGCATGGATTTTTAAAGGATAGATAATGGCTGATAACAAAAACACAAAAAACCCCGAATCTCCTCTTTTTAAGAGATTAACACGTCTTTTTTCTGGACCTATAATAAACTATAGAACACAGAATACAAGAAAGTTACGCAGAAGGAGGCTAGACAAATACGCTAGAACTTTCAATGATGTTGCGGGTCAAAAGTTTGAAAGGCTCGGATATAATCCGCTAGACAACTTTTCCTCTTATAATATGGATACTCAGGCACGGCTAACGAGATATGCAGATTTCGATCAAATGGAATACATGCCAGAACTAGCATCCGCATTGGATATTTATGCTGATGAGATGACGACATTTAATGCTTATAATAAAATGTTGCGCATTCAATGTCCGGACGAAGAAATTAAACAGATACTAGAAACGTTATTTTATAAAGTTTTAAACTTAGAGTTCAATCTTTTTGGTTGGGCCCGAACTATGTGTAAATATGGCGATTTTTACTTGTACTTGGATATCGATACCGAAATGGGAATTAAAAACGTAATTGGTCTCCCGTCCCGCGAGCTTGAAAGAATGGAAGGTCAAGACAAAAATAATCCAAATTACATTCAATACCAGTGGAACAGCGCTGGAGTTACATTTGAAAATTGGCAAGTGGCTCATTTTAGAGTTCTCGGCAATGATAAGTTCGCGCCATATGGCACCTCTGTATTAGATTCTTCTAGAAGAATATGGAGACAACTAACATTATTAGAAGATGCAATGATGGCATATCGCATCGTTCGCTCTCCAGAGAGAAGAGTTTTTTATGTAGATGTAGGAAATATTCCCCCTCAAGATGTTGAACAATTTATGAATCGGTTCATAACTTCAATGAAAAGAAATCAGATTGTTGACCCCGACACCGGGCGAGTAGACCTTCGTTACAATCCAATGTCAGTTGAAGAAGATTATTTTATTCCTACTCGCGGCGGCACGAAGACAGAGATCGTAAGCCTTCCCGGCGGTACTTTTACAGGAGATATCGACGACGTAAAATACCTTCGCGAAAAAGTATTTGCAGCAATTAAAATCCCACAGTCGTATCTCATCAGCGGCGACGGCGAAGCTGAAGACAAGGGAGCTTTAGCTCAAAAAGATCTTCGCTTTGCTCGAACTATTCAGCGTTTACAGCGCTCTATAGTAGCTGAATTGGAAAAAATAGCATCAGTTCACTTGTATCTTTTGGGCTTCCGAGGCGACGATCTTATTAGTTACACTTTAAGATTGAACAATCCCTCGAAGATATCAGAGCTTCAAGAACTTGAAACATGGAGAACAAAGTTTGATGTAGCAAGCGCTGCCGTGGAAGGCTATTTTAGCAAGAGATGGATCGCTGAACATTTATTTGATGTTTCCGATGAAGAATTCTTAAGAAACCAACGCGAGCTATTCTTTGATAGAAGGATATCCGCTCAACTCGATCAGGTCGCCGAAGAAGTCGTAGGAGGCCTAGGCGGCGGCGGAGGCCTAGGCGCCGACGAAGACCTTGGCCTAGGATCCGGAGAGGGCTTCGATGATGAAGCAGGGCCAGGCTTAGAAGATGAAAGCCTAGGCGCTGAAGGCGAAGGCGAAGAAGAAACCCTCTTGGCAGAACCCGGCTCGGACGAAACGGAATTACCAGCAGGAAAGCGCGATGATAAAGTAGGCTGGAACAAGCCAGATGTTTGGATGGATAAAGAAGGCAGAACTACTACAAGAGATTCCAAGCATAAAATGTACCGGCCGGTTCAACATGACAAACGCAAAACCAGCGGACCTAGGTCACAGCAGATGAAATCTTTGGGTTCTCATGAAATGGCGAGAATGCCGCCGCGGCAAATAAGAATGAACTTGCCAGCTGGCGCAAAAGAATTGTTAGGGCTAGGTAAAGGAATTTTTGAGAACAAAGAGACTAATTATGATGATAAAGAAGAAAAACAGATATTCGAAGTAAAAGACGAAATTAAAAGAATTTTTGAAGATTTGGAGCGGATTTGATGATTAAACATAATAAAAAAAGAAATACTGCTTTCATTTATGAAGCGTTAGTTAGAGAAGTAGTAAAACAGTCTATTGATAAAAATGAAACAAAACGAGACGTTACCATTGCGATTATCAAAGAATCCTTTTCTACAACTTCAGAATTGAGAAAAGAATTAGTTTTATATAAAACCCTTTTAGAGACAAAAAATTTAAATGAAAAAATCGCTGAAAAACTTTTAATGGAAGTGGTTAAGCAACATAAGAATATCAATCAAAAGCAGCTTTTTAAAGAACAAAGTTTTGTAATTTCTAAAATTAATAAAAATATATGCAAATCTGTTTTTAACAACTTTGTGCCAAATTATAAGAGCTTGGCAACAATAGCTCAGATATTTGGGGACATTGACAGTCCAAAGGCTAAAGTGCTTTTAGAAAGCAAGCTCATAAATGACCTGACGGAAAAAAAACAACAGGCCCATGGTGCCAAAAAACATTCAAGTTTGGTTATCAATACCTTTACAAAACGTTTTAACGAAACGTATGGCGATTTACTACAAGAACAAAAAAATCTTTTATCCAAGTTTATCTCTTCTTTCGAAGATGGCGGGACGGAATTCAAATTTTACTTAAATGAGGAAATCCACCGCCTTAAGAAGACAGTACAAAAATCTTTTGATTTGGAAGAAACAAAGGAAGATAAAAACTTAAAAACAATGTTGACCGAAGTATCAGATATTCTAAATGATTTCAAGAATAGAACTGTCGACAGGCAACTGATTCTTAAAGTTATGGAAATCCAGAACCTAGCAAAAGAGTTACAAAGCTAATGATAAAATTTAAATTAGAAGTAGACAATCCAGACGCAACGGTACATCTAAAAGCAAAAAAAACAATTGCGGGCGACGTTATCATATATGATCATCCTCAAATTGACATTGTAGTATCCCCTAGAGAAAATAAAGTTTTTGCTTTAGCAAAAAAAGAGTTTGGCGACCATGTTTACGCGGTCCAATCTAGAATGTTCGAGTATTTATCCAAAAGGGGAATTGTCGATGCTTCTTTAATAAGGGCCGGTAACATTTTTGGTTCTCTAGAAGCCCCCGTATTGATAGCAGAAGATGCCCAAAAAGAGAATGTCGACGCGCTGCACATCGCGATATACTCTATCGCTAGGTTCCTAGAAGAAGAGGCGCCCGCAGTTAAAGGATATCGTGAATATGAAGAAGAATTTGATAAAGTTTTAACAGAGCCTGATGAAGAAGAAACAACAGCATTAGGAAAAATCTCTCACGAGCCACGCAAAGGCACTAACAATACATATCCCGGCTCTACTGCGGCGTATGGTATGGTTGGTTACCATTACGAGGAATAAATGGATTTATTATATTTTATTTTAGCCGCCCATGGCCTCACGCAAATTTTAGTATACGGTACCATATTCAATAATATAAGGCCGCCAACCGAATGGCTAAAAGGATTAGGAAAACTTTTTCATTGTCCAATGTGCATGGGATTCTGGTCCGGCGCCTTTTTGTTTGGAATAAACGGCTTCACTGAACTATTTACATTTGAATATAATTTTGCAAATGCACTCATATTAAGCTGCATAAGTTCTGCAACTTGTTATATGTTAAGTGCTTTGATAAACGATTTTGGTTTTAAAATCTTTCATATTAATGGAGGCGATTTATCATGAAAGCAAACAAAAAGTGGAAGCTACAACCAGTCCGCCGCTGTTGCAGCGGCTCTAGTATCACGCGGTTTGTGACCGCGCCAAGGAATTTTGAAATATGTCTAAAGTACTTTTAAGAGAATTTTTTGAATTAAAATGCGATGAACGCGGATGTCAAGATCTTCTTACAGAAGGCGAAAAAAAGATGATCAATGAAGGGTTCACTATATTTCCAGCAAAATTACAACAATGTAATGTGAGAAATGGAAATGGCAGAACTTATCCACGTGATGTATTGGAACGCGAAATTGAAAACTATCAGAAACTTGTAAGAGAAAACAGAGCAATTGGAGAATGCGATCATCCGGACGATTCAGTTATAAATTTAAAAAACGCTTCTCATATTATTACACGTGTCTGGTGGGATGGCGATAGTGTTCTTGGAACAATTAAAGTATTAAAAACACCATCCGGAGACATCCTCCGAGGTCTCTATGAGAGCGGCGTCCTTTTTGGATTTTCTTCAAGAGCGATGGGTTCTTTGCAGGAAAGCCAGGATGATCAAGGTCCGATACAAATCGTACAAGATGATTTACAGCTTATTTGTTTTGATGCTGTTTCGGAGCCTTCATCTCCGGAAGCCTATTATTTAGAACCACATTACGATCAAATGAAGCTCAATGTCGCTGAAGGTACCAAGCGCTTAAATCAAATGTTCACAAAAGGCGACAGGATTAATCGTGCGTTAAATGAAGTTCTAAGAAAAGGAACGAAGAGTAAATAAGAGGTAAAATGAAAAAATCCCAATTAAAACAACTACTTAAACCTATCATAAAAGAATGTATTAATGAAGCTCTTATAGAGCAAGGGCTTCTCTCTAATATCATCTCTGAAGTGGTCAAAGGTTTACAGCCCATTCAAACTATTGTTGAAGCCAAGCAGCCTATTTCTCAAGTTAATCAAAAAGAAGTTGAGATAAAAAGAATGGAAGCGCTAGCCGAACAACAAAGATCTTTAAAAGAACAAAAAAGAAAACTATTAGACGCCGCCGGGTTCGATACTGATGTTTTCGCAGGTACAAGCCCAATACAAGGCGGCATCACAACCGCGCAAGAACCCGGGGAGCCAAATGCGGGCGCCCTGTCTGGAGTCGCCCCTGATGATTCGGGTGTTGATATCTCTGGAATCATGGCTCTCGGTGGCAAACAATGGCGAAAGATGATTTAACGGAGTATACATGGGCAAAAAAACACCAATATTAGCAGAAGTCAAACCTAAATTTCCAAACGAATCAATTGAGCGAATGATTAAACGTTTTTCTAAAAAAGTTAAAAAAGAAAAAATTATTGAGAGTTGGTTTGAAAAGCAAACTTATACGAAGCCTTCGGAAAAGAGAAGAAAAGAGCTAAAAAGACGAAAAAAAGTTTTAGAAAAATTGCATAAAGAAAAGAGTGTATCAAAAGACTAAACGCTATATAAGGTATTTCTGTACTTTAAGTACTAATTAGTGATAGTAAATAAGGAGTTATTCTATGTCTTCCATGTTAGAACAAGCTATTATTGATGCTGAACAATTAAAAGAAACAGCAAAACAAACAGCCGAAGAGGCAGTAATCGAAAAATATCAGATAGAAATCAAGGAAGCTGTAGAAAAGATTTTAGAGCAAGATGAACTAGACGAACTCGACATGGAAGAGGACGCAGCGCTGATTTCCGACGGAGAAGGCGAGCACTTAGATTTAGTTGACGAACTCCCTTCTGCACAGTTATCCGAAGAAGATGAAGTTATCAATATTGATCTTAACAAATTGGAAGAAATGATGGAAGAAGAGCTAGAAAACGGCGGCTTAAATGTTGACGAAATGGCATCTCGCGAAGACTTAGCTGAAAAAATTGAAGATAAAATCGACGAAGAAGTTGAAATCTCAGAAGAAGAGTTAGAAGAACTAGCCATAGCTGATGACGTTACAATAGACGAAAACGATTTAACTTCTATTATTGCTGAAATGCTCGGCGGTGATCTTGAAATCGTCGAAGAAGAAACAGAAGAAGTCGTCGAAGAAGCGGAATCCCCTTGCGCAGATGGTGAAAAAGAAGTTAACGGCAATTGCGTCCCAGCTTCGCCGACAGATTTAGGCAGAGAAGTTGGCCAAACACCCTTTACAGAATTACAAAAAGAATCTCGACTTCTCACTAGAAAAAATAATTCTCTTTTAAGAGAACAAACAAGAACAGATAAAAAAGTCCAACTATTGAAAGAAAAAGTAGATAAGTATGGCACAGTCATTAAAAAGCTTAAAGATAAGCTTAATGAAGGCAACTTGACTAACGCCAAGTTGTTATATCAAAATCGCATTTTAAATAGCGTCTCCTTGAATGAGCGACAAAAAGATCAAATTGTCGAAGCTATCTCAAATGCAACTACGGTTGAAGAAGCAAAAATTATTTTTGAAACTCTTCAAAGTGCGGTGGGGGTCTCCAAAAAGAGAAGGAGTCCGGAATCACTGAACGAAGTTGTAACACGTAGCTCTTCAGCGTTTATTCCTCGTAAAGAGGCAAAATCTAAAGCGAATAATAACGCTTTTTCAGAGAGAATGAAAATTCTCGCAGGATTAAAATAAACAATATAAGGAGATAAATTAAAATGTCTATTTTAAATAAACTTACAGAAGGTATCGTAAATCGCGATATGCGTAAGGAAGGTGCTGCTCTCCTCGATAAGTGGGAGAAAACAGGTCTTCTTGAAGGTCTCGGAAGCGAAAGTGCCAAAAATGGTATGGCTCGTCTTCTAGAGAACCAAGCTAAGCAGCTGCTTAAAGAGTCGTCTACTAGCATGTCTGGTGGCGATGTTGAAGGTTTTGCAGCCGTCGCATTTCCCATCGTCCGTCGTGTATTCGGCGGCCTGATCGCTAACGATCTTGTTAGTGTTCAGCCAATGAGTCTACCTAGTGGTCTCATTTTCTTCCTAGATTTCACGTTCGGTGGAACTGATGGAGACACAACCAGTCGCCTAGGCTTTGCTGTTTCAGAGTCGCTATATGGCGGTGGACAGGTCGCTAGTGGAATTGCTGATGGTCTGAATTTGGATGGTGAAGAAGGAACTGCCGCCGGTCAGTTTTTCAACTTGACTAACGGATATTCTTCACCCACTGGATCCATCACGCCGGGCCACGTTGTTGTGGTTTCTGGTACGCTTGGCGCCAACGGCAAGGCCAGTGCGCTTGGTACTGTGTCTGATGCGGCATTGACGACTGATGTTGTTAATACTATTTTGCGTTTCGACCAGGATCTTACCGAAGGACGCGCATTTGTTATTGCTGAAATCGATATGAGTACTGCTACTAGCGCTGGCGACGTTTTCAATTTTGATGACCTCGCTGCTTGTTCAACAACAGCGTCCGTTGGTACGCTTGTTCGTCGTTTAACACAGCTCAGCAAAAGCGCCGACGGAGCTACTACTAGTTCCACAGCTGTTCGCTTTGTTGTTGTTGGCGATTCTGGGGAAACTAGTGCTACTACAGGCAATGCATTTAGCACAGCACCTCTTTCTTACCCGAAAGTCGACGTCTTTTCTGGCTCAACGGCTCAAGGATCTGTTGTCGGCAAGGAAGATTGGGGCCTAGAGGGCCAGTCTGAGATTCCAGAGATTAATCTCAAAGTTGATTCTCTGTCGGTCACAGCGCAAACCAAGAAGCTCAAAGCTAAGTGGACGCCGGAACTCGGTCAGGATCTTAATGCTTATCATAACCTTGACGCAGAGGTTGAGCTTACTTCGATTCTTTCGGAGCAAATCGCTCTTGAAATCGATCGCGAGATCGTTGAAGATTTGGTTAAAGGTGCAACTGCCGGTACATACTACTGGGCACGCTCACCGGGCCTTTTCGTTGAGAGAAAAACAGGCAAGGAGCTTGGCGCCTCATCTGCGGCACCGGACTTCACAGGTACCGTTTCGGAGTGGTACGAGACTCTTGGCGAAACCATCAATGATGTTTCCGCACAGATTCACCGTAAGACTCTTCGCGGTGGAGCTAACTTCCTAGTTACCTCGCCAGAGGTTGCCAACATTCTTGAGTTCACTGCTGGATTCCGCGCCAATGTCACTAGTGACGAGGCAAAGGGCACTGCAGGAGCCGAAAAGGTTGGTACACTCAGCAAGCGCTATGATGTATATGTTGATCCTTATTTCCCGCGCAATCTTATATTGGTCGGTCGTAAGGGTAACAGCTTCCTAGAGAGCGGTTATGTATACGCTCCTTATGTGCCATTGCAAGTTACTCCCACCATCTTTGGTGTAGAGGACTTTGTGCCACGCAAGGGTGTCATGACTCGCTACGCTAAGAAGATGGTTCGACCTGATATGTATGGTGTAGTCGTTGTTCGTGGTCTCTTAGGTGAGGCAGGCGCGACAAGCTAAGAAATAAACTAATTTAGTTTGAATTAAGCCCCGGTTTCTTTCGAGAAACCGGGGTTTTTTTTGCAAAGATAAACTCGCTTTAAAAAAGAGATGCTGTTGAAATTTAGCGGCCCCTATTTTTTGAGATTTAGAAATCATTATACTACTTACAATGGAAAGGAGAAATACCTTTCGTTAATTGACCTAATATAATAAAAGGAGAAACATATTATGGGAACTAAAAGAGTAGGTTGGGCACGAATTCGTAGCCTGATTAACGAAAATACAAATAATCTGCAGATGCAGAAAGAAGTTGTTATGAATGTGTCAGCAGAAACGACGCTTACGATGGAAGACTCTGGCAAGTTGATCACCATTGATCAGGGCGCAGCATTCACTATTACATTGCCGTCAGATGCGGCGGGAGCTAATTTTAAATTCCTTCTTACTGAAGCTGACAGCAATGATGTAAAGATTGATGGTGGCGGCAGCAATGCGGTCAAGGGCTGGGCATTTGATCCGACCACGGGCATCAACGCTGTTGACAACAATCTGGTTAAATTCGTATCCGGCGATGCCGTTATTGGGGATGTGATACATCTCTACAATGATGGTACGAGTTGGTGGTGTAACGCTTGGAGCGGTGCAACTAATGGGATTCTTGGAGCAAATTCATAAGCTTTAACTAAAATATATCTTTATATTTTAAACCCCCCTTCCTTCACGGGTTGGGGGCTTTTTTGTTTAAAAACTAATTATAATATAATTTTAAGGAGTTGTTTTGTTATGGGAAAAAGAAAAAGAAAAATGCGTAGTCCCAAATACGCAGTAAAATGTGCTGCAATGCGTAAAGGACTTTTAGGTTCATCAGACGAAAATATTGTAGAAGCTACACCAGCCAGCACTTTGCAAGTTGAAATTGTAGAAACACCCAAAGAAAATTTTGAAACTTTAGAAAACGTTGTAAGCTTTAGCGAAGACATCAAGAAAGAAGAAAACACACAAGTTGAGTCTACGGGCAACACTAAGAAGAAATCAACGTCTACTGTAAAAAAATCTCAAAAAGATGCCAAAATGACACCGATTCCAACATCTTCACAAAATTCCAAGCGAAAAGCTGCCACTGCTAGCTCGAAACGCCGTGTTAAGCAGCGTAGTCGAAAGAAAACTGATTCTAAGAAAATCTAGTTTACTATTTAGTATACTCTTGACTAATTATTAGGAGGAGAATAGTAAATTGGCTTTACCTGTACTTACACCATCATCTCAAACTAGTGCTATAACGTTGCCTTCTGGAAGCACGGCCGCAGAAGTGGCTGCCGCAACGCTACCTTTTGCTGTATACACTAGTGATTCTTATTTCTTATCAGGCGCCGCCGACCAAGTTGCATATACATATAAAAAGCTTGGCGGCGATGTACTAGACGTTGAGTTGACAAAAGAACAAGTTTTTACAGCATATCAAGAATCTGTATTAGAATATTCTTATCTTTTAAATATACATCAGGCAAAGAACTCAATCGGCGACCTTCTCGGCGCGGCAACCGGTTCTTTTAATGAAGAGGGCCAGTTACAAGATGATACAAATTTTAAAGACGTAGCATTAAAATTCCCTAAATTCAAGTTTGAATACGCTAGAAGAGTGGCGCATGGATATTCAACAGAAGCAGGCTTCGGCGGTACAACGCCAATATATTCCGCTAGTTTCGTAACTAATACTGATGAACAAGATTACGACTTGCAATCAATTGTTTCTTCATCTGCAGCAGCCGCAGGCCAGCTTTATTCTGGCAAAGTGGGAAATAATAGAATTAATGTTACAAAGGTGTATTACAAAACTCCGCAAGCAATGTGGCGATTTTATGGATATTACGGCGGCTTGAATACCGTAGGAGACATGTCAAGTTACGGCCAATATGCTGACGATAGCACCTTCCAATTGATTCCAACTTGGCAAAATAAAGCACAAGCCATGGCATTTGAAGATGCGATATATACCAGAAACAGCCATTATAGCTTTGAAATTAAGAATAATAGATTACGTATTTTTCCAGAGACCGTTAACGTTAGTCCAACAAAAATGTACATTGAGTTTTTTGTTGACGGAGACACTCCATGGAAAGAGGACGCTGACGGCCCGAGTCACGGCGTTGATGGAATTAATAATATTAATTCTTTGCCTTTCGAAAACACCCCCTATCAAAAGATTAATTCTATAGGCAAACAGTGGATCCGGCGATTTGCATTAGCTCTTTGCAAAGAAATGCTAGGCAACATTCGTTCTAAGTTTGGCTCTATCCCAATCCCTGGCGACAGCGTTACATTGGACGGCCCCGCGTTAATCAGTCAAAGTCAAACTGAGCAAGAGAAGCTTCGCGAAGAATTAAAAACGATATTCAGCGAACTTACATATGCAAAGATTGCACAAGAAGATAGTGAATTATCGGAGGCAATAAACAAAATTCAAGAAAAAATCCCAATGACGATATACACAGGATAACAAATGAATGTCTGATGATAACAAATGGTCACAACCCGCCGCGCCACCACCGCCTTTGTTTTTAGGCGAAAAAGAGCGAAATTTAGTCAAGCAAGTCAATGATGAGCTAATTGAGAGGGTTATAGGCCAAGGCATACATTATTATCCCATTAGTATAGAACATACCAACTTTCATTCTCTTTATGGAGAAGCGATGGAAAAAACATTTTTACCGCCAGTGAGAGTTTATGCTTTAATTATGTGGGAAGGTTTTGTTACCGAAACAACAAAATTAGGAATTGACAAGAGGCCTTCCATTGTTGTGCATTTTCACAAAAGAAGGTTAACAGAAGATCAAGATCTATTTGTCAGAGAAGGAGATTTCGTAAAATATGGAAACACTTTCTACCAGATTGTAACTTTAAATGAACCAAAACAGATTTTTGGCCAAGTTGACCATAAAATCGAAATAGAAGCAAAGTGTATTAAAGCACGTGCGGGTGTATTCAATGCCGAATGATAAAGAAATATATGAAATAGAACCATCTACATTGGAAACTATAGACTATGCGTTTTATGATTTTATTAATGATAAAATGAATCTACATGTAGCAAAAAACGAAGGAAGAGAAAAGGTAACTATATTGTGGGCAACCGCCGAAAGGTCTTTTCTCTCTAAAGACAAAAAAGATATTATAGATGCAGATGGAACACTCAAGTTTCCATTGATTTCTATAGAGCGCACATCAACAAAAAAAGATTTAAATCGAAAAGGAGCCTATTATGGCAATCCAGTTTTGCATAGCGACCCGTTGAGAGGCGGCCGCATTACCATATCACGCCGCATTGTAAGCGATAAAACAAATAATTTTGCAATTGCGGATAACATTAAAAACCTAGGTAACGATACAAAGCGTACGCCAAACGGCCAAGCCTATTATCCGATTAAAGATAATAAAAAAGTAGTTTATGAATCAATTTCAATCCCAGCACCAGTATATTTAAGCATTGATTATGCGGTGACAGTGAGGACCGAATATGTTCAACAAATGAATGAACTTACAACCCCTTTTGCCACTCTTGGTGGTCACATTAATTCTTTTTTGATTAAAAAAGGCGAACATTCATATGAAACGTTTCTGCGATCTGATTTTTCATACGGAAATAATATTTCAAATATGGGTGAAAATGAAAGAACTTACGAAACAGTTTTTAATTTCGAGGTTTTGGGGTATATCATAGGAGAAGGTCCAAATGGAGACCGCCCCAAGGCTATTAAATGGCAAAATGCAGTAGAAGTAAAAATACCCAGAGAGCGCGTTATTTTAGGAGATATTCCACCATATAATAAGGGGAAGGGATTTTACCGAGAATAATAACTAATTAATAAGAGAACTTTTGAGTTTATAAGGAGATATATCCATGTCAGTTGATAAGTACAAATTTATTTCGCCCGGAATTTTTGTTAGCGAAATAGACAACACCGGTAGAAATGCTACTGCGGGAACAATAGGCCCCGTCATAATTGGTCGAAGCGAAAAGGGACCAATATTAAAACCAACACGTGTTGATTCATTTTCTCAGTTTGTTGATGTATTCGGGGCGCCAATCGCTGGCGGCAGAGGAGGTGATATTGTAAGAAATGGAAATTATACTTCTCCGACTTATGCAGCGTACGCCGCACAAGCATGGCTACGCAACAACCCAACAATTACGTTTGTACGCCTAGGCGGAAAACAAAATCTGGACGCTTTAACGACTGGAGATGGAGAAGCTGGCTGGCAAACAACCAAAACTGTCCCGGCAGCCGCGGCAACGGACAACGGCGGCGCCTTTGGCTTATTTGTAGCCGAAAGACCCACAGCAACTGTCTTGACGGCGGCGATTACCTGTCCAACTGGCACGATGGAAAATACCCACTTATTTCTCACCGCAAACGGCGTACCCGCCACGTTTAGAACCGGTTCGACGACTTCGACAACGTTAGCGTCAACAATGTCGTTCTCTGCCTCACAGACCGCAGCCACAACTGCAACCAACTTAGCCGCAGTAATAAGTTTAACATCTTATGCTAACGCTACCGCGCTCAGCAACGTTGTCACTATCACATCAAACGCTTCTACTGGTTTACTAGGAAGTTTAAATCTTGGTACAGATATGGCATGGCATAGCGGCACCGCTGTCGACAACATAGGCACCGCCTCCTTTACTGCAGTATCAATTGGCGGTGTTGCTCTAGTTAAGGCGCTCACTGGAACCATGTCGGCTTCTTACGCGCCTGCAACCGGCACGCTAGCCGCAGTATGGTATATTGACGAAGGCTGCAATATTGGACTATCTGGAACAAACTCAACTAGTGGAGCTAGCGACTTAGGATTATGCAAATACATCGATTCTACAGCGAATCAGGAATTTAAACTACAAATAAGCCATTCTTCTGATGGTGTTATCTCGGATAGTAGCTTTAACTTTACACCTACTAGTGATAAATTCATTAGACGAATCTATAACACGAATCCAATCCTCACTAATTCCGATGCAGTTTCGGACACAACTCCATATTGGTTGGGCGAAAGTTACGAAGGCGCCCTAAAAGAAGAGCTTGGCGCTAATTCTACTGCGCAACTTGGCGTAATAATGCCTTTGATGAACCTCACTCAAGACATATTTGGCGGAAAAACCAGAAAGACTTATCAAGACGCCAAAACCGGCTGGTTCTTCGGCCAGGATTTAAATCTTGGCTCCAGTGCAACTGGCAGCTTTGTTGTCGCCAATCAACAGAAGCTATTTAGACTTGTCGCACAAAATAGTGGAGATTGGGCCGCTCGAAATCTTAAGGTTTCAATCAAAGACTTAAGAGCTTCTCAAAACGATGAAGTGGATCCGTATGGTAGCTTCAGCGTTGTAATACGGCAAATTAGCGATACAGACAATAGAATTTCCGTTATTGAACAATTTAACAATTGTAACCTTAACCCTGGATCCGCTAACTATATTGGCCGAAAGATTGGCGATATGAAACAAACTTGGAACGACGCAGACCATCGCTATGAGAGATTCGGCGACTATCAAAATCGCTCGAAATACATTCGCGTTGAAATAGATTCCGAAGTGATGATGGGCGATACTGATCCTAGATATCTCCCATGGGGCACTGAAGGTCCAATGATCTATAATTCATGGAAGGATCTTACAACTCATACACAAGTGGCCGATTCAGCCGTTTCCGGTAACCTAGGTAGCTTTGGAGAAACAGTAACAACGTTTATCGAAGGCGCCACGAACGGAGATATCGAATTTGGATTCCCGACTTTGAGACTCAGAGCATCAGCATCTCAAGGAACGCCAACTGATCCCACTAGTGCTTATTATGGAGTTGATACGACTTTTAACACATCAAGACTCAACTCCAGCGTACGCGATCATCTCAAAATAAGGCCATCAAACGTGGCCAACTTCTCGGATGATAGTGCTGATAGCGTTTCAGCAGTGTCATGGCGCTTTACTTTGGATGATATGTGCCACACCGGCGCCATAGCCAATAAAAACTTTGTCTATCGCGCAGGCTCTAGATTGAGCGCAAAAGACGCTTCTGGAAATGTAGAAGGCACTGATTTGCAGTATCTCCGCGGCTCCAACGCTTATAATACGGTTCTAGATAACGGCGTTGACCGATTTACAACTGTTTTCTTTGGCGGCTTCGACGGCTTAAATATTAAAGAGTCAGAGCCTTTAAGAATTGTTAACAAAGACGGCGCCACAAATTCAGCCACAGCCAACTATGTTTTTAACTCTGTGCAAATTGCAATAGATTCTTTGAGAGACAAAGAAGAAGTCGAATATGATTTGGCATGCATGCCTGGAATTATCAACAATTCTCTTAATCAGTCTTTGATTGACTTGTGTGAGAATAGAGGTGATGCCTTGGCAATTGTTGACCTCAAAGGAGGTTATGTGTCACGTTACGAAGATACTCGGTCAAGTGAAGATAGAAAAGGCAGTATTGATACTACGATTAACAATCTCAAAGATGAGTTAATTATTAATTCTAGCTACGCAGCTTCATATTACCCATGGGTACAAATAAGAGATCAAAATAGCGGCCAAGCAATATGGGCACCCCCATCGATAGCCGCATTGGGCGCTATGTCTTATAGCCAGCGTACGAGTAACGTTTGGTTCGCACCTGCCGGTTTCACTAGAGGTGGCCTATCTGATGGCCGCGCGGGACTACCAATTGTTTCCGTGCGACAAAGATTAACCTCCAAAGAGAGAGATCGCTTATATGAGGCCAACATCAACCCAATTGCACAGTTTCCGGCTGAAGGAATTGTAATTTTTGGCCAAAAGACAATGCAGATATCAGAATCAGCATTAGATCGAATCAATATTCGACGGTTGTTGATTTATCTTAAGAGGCAAATCTCCCGATTTGCAGCAACTGTGTTGTTTGACCAGAATGTTCAAGTAACTTGGAGTAGATTTTCTGGACAAGTAGCGCCCTTCTTGCGCGCCGTTCAGGCAGGTATGGGGATTACAGACTTCAAATTAATTTTGGATGAGACAACTACCACTCCAGATTTAGTAGATAGAAACATTGTATATGCAAAAATTTATATTAAGCCTGCCCGGGCCATTGAATATATAGCTATTGACTTCATTCTAACAGATTCCGGCGCAGCATTTGAAGACTAAAAATAAGATAGCTAACTAGTTATACAAGGAGATAATTTTATTATGGCAGATTTCTGGAACGTGAATTCGGACCCCAAACGACAGTTTCGATGGTTTATGACCATCGGCGGGATGGCGTCCACCCCGAAGAGTGTGATAAACACCTGGCAACTTAAGACAGCCAAAAAACCATCATATCAAGTTACTGAGACCCCGCATCAATATGTTGCGCACACCTTCCATTTCCCCGGCCGCATTATTTGGCAGCCGATAGAACTAACTTTTGTCGACCCGTCTGGCACCGGCGATTCGACTGGCAACACGACCGCCGCCCTAGTGGAAATACTCAAGGAGGGCGGGTACCACGCGCCAACAGACGCCGACACCGCGCGAGTGTCCTTTTCTAAAAGCAAATTTGCGAACGCATTAGGTGATGTAGAAATTAATCAAATCGACCACGCGAATGTTATTATAGATTGTTGGACCATGGTGAACTGTTTTCCCACTAATGTTGATTTCGGCACCTTGGACTACGCTTCCGAGGAACTAGTGATAAACAGCATGACCCTTCGCTATGATTATGCAACATGGGCACCCACCCAGACAAAATCCGGATAATAGAGGCGGTGGTAACTAATAGTAACACTTTTTGGTCATCCGCGGCCGTTGAACCCAAAAGGGTATTTAGATGGTGGTGTACTTTCGGCGGTAGCTCCAACGCAATTGAAACTTATTTTTTAAGATCTTTCCAAAAACCTTCGTTTGAAATAGCTGTTTCAGAATATATAATGGTCAATGATGTTAATTTCCACCCGGGCCTTCTTACATGGAACCCGATTGAAATCACTATAACTGACAATGAAGCTAGCAACAGCAATAGTAATAAAATATTTAAGATGATTAAAGCTTCTGGCTATAAATGGAGAAATGCCACGACACCAGAATCCTCTATAGAAAAAAAGAAAATGTCGAGCGCTTTAGGCGGCGATATTATGTTTTATCAAATTGATGCCGACGGCAAGACAATAGAGACTTGGAAAATTCATAACCCATTTATTACCAATATTAACTTCGGCGCCGGAAATTACACTTTAGATGAGATTCTCACGCTATCAATGACCATTCGCTATGATTCAGCTACATTATCATAGACGACAGTCTAATAAGACTAATTCATAAAATTTTATTAAATATTATTTAAATTATTATAAACTAAATATTGTATAAGAAAGAGGTTAAATATGTCCAGAAACCAAAGTAGAGCTTTTAGCAACAAACCCAAAGCTAAAAGTAAAGAAGAAAAAGAAACCCCACAAATGAGCAAACCCCAACCCGCGGGCCCATTCGATTTTATAGTGCCAACAGAAATAGTAGAAATCCCCAGCAAAGGAGAGTTTTACGCAGAAGAGCACCCTTTGCACAATGTTGACAATATAGAGATTAAACATATGACCGCAAAAGAAGAGGATATTTTATCTTCTACATCGTTACTTAAAAAAGGTCTAGCTATCGATAAAATGCTACAAAGTGTTATAATTGATAAAAATATCACAGTTGATAGCCTGCTTTTGGGAGATAAGAACGCTTTATTGGTACAATCGCGGATTTTTGGGTACGGCGCCGATTATGAAACAACAGTTGTTTGTCCTTCTTGCGATGGACAACAAAATTATACTTTTGATTTAAGCGAATTAGAATCAAAAGAACTAGAATTACCAAAATCTGTAGAGAGAACAGAACAAAACACTTTTGTTATCGATCTTCCAAAAAGTGGGATGGTTGTGGAATTCAGACTTCTTACTTCTAAAGACGAGAAAGAACTCTCTAAGAAGAAAGCCGGAGGCTCTTTGGGTTTATTGAAAAGAGTGATTCTTTCGATTAACGAACAGACTGACAGAATGTATGTCAACAACGCACTTCAATCAATGCCTATTCTAGATACTTCTATCTTAAAAAAGGCGTACGCAAAAACAATGCCGGATATCGACATGTCACAAGAAGTTGAATGCACCTTATGCGGAGAAATTTCCGAAATGGGGGTTCCGCTTGATGCGAACTTTTTTTGGCCTAACTTCTAACTATATTAAAGATGTATACGAGCAAATGTTTTTTATGAATTATACTGGTAATTGGTCTTTGACTGAATTATATAATCTACCGGTTGGTCTTCGTCGATGGTTTGTTGAAAAAACCATTAAACAAAAGGAAGATGAAATCGAAGCTAGAGAAAAAGCACATAGTTCGAATTAAGTAAGAGGATAATATATCCATCCGCCAAAGCAACATACATATAGAAATTTACTTTTTTAAATACTATTTATACTAGTAATGGAGGAGTTTAGGTGTTAAAAGCTATTAAAATCAACTTAGAAGACCTCAAGTCAAATAAGATTAATGAATCCTATGTTGCTCAATTTGCTGCTGATATTGAATATCTTTTGTGGCACCTGCAGGCTCCCGCTACATCCTCAAAACCTAGTATCAGCGTTACCGGTAAAAAATCAGACCTTAAAAGATTAAGCTCGCTATTAGCTAGCGAAAAGAAATATATGGATGCTTATCTCAAGCACGGCTTGGGAGATCCTAGAGTTACCAACAATAAATGGAAGCTAGAAAGTTCAATATTTAAGTTTGAAAGAGATACCGGCTTAAAATGGCCATTAAGGTAAATCTGAATAATGGCTACTAAAAAAACACCCTCACAACATGAAACAGAAAAACTTAAGCGGCTTTTAGCCGACGTCGAGGCCAAAGCCGACTCGATATCCCAAAAGTTTACTGAACAATGGGGCAATATCAGAAAAGAAATTGCCACAGGCCTCGCCAATCAAAACGAATATCTTAGAAAATACAATGATGTGCTCTCAGCTACAGAAAAAAGGGCTTTTCTGGAAGCAGAGATGGCGGACAAACAAAAAGAAAAAATAAAAGAAACAAACGAAGAAATCGCCCAACAAGAGGCAATCGTCAAACAACAACAAGCTCAATTGGACACTTGGGTAAAGGGAAATGCGGACATGTCCGCTGCGCAAGAAGAGCAAATCAAAAAAGCGCGAGCTATTTTATTATTAGAAATTGCGCGCCTTGAAGCTTTAGGGAAAAATGTTACAACCTTGAAGCTCGCGGCCAAAGAGTCCGAAAAAACTTCAGCAGCCGCCGACAAAATTCTCCAGAAAACTAAAAGTCTTACATTTATGGGGGAAAACTGGGCTCAATCTTTATTAGGCGTCGGTAAAAGAGCCGAAGAGATTGGCGAAGCTTTAGGCGAAAAGGGAGTTGGAGGCGCCGTAAAATTAATTAGCGCTGGAATGCTCAAGTCAATTACTTCTACGTCCCTCGCCGGAGCAGCCTTCGAAAAAATGTTTGAACTAGTTAAAGCTGGTTTACAGAAACTTAAAGCATTCGCGACTGAAAACTTTGGTTTGACGGCTGTATGGCAAACAGAATATGAAGCATTAGATGAATTCCAGATACGCGCAAGAGAAACAGCGCAGACATCGACGACTGCCTTCGCAGCATATAAAGATACCATCACTAGTGTCGCAGCAAGCACAATTTATACTCAACAACAAGCAACAGCTGCTTATGCGCCGCTTTTTAAAGCTTCTGAGACATTTAGAGCTTCAACTGAAGCTCAAAAGCAGGCTAGTATAGGTTTAGCGAAGAACTTGGAAATGACCATGGGCGTCAGCTTGGCTCAAACCGCCAAAACTGTTCAAGAACTTACTTTAACTTTTGGCCGTACGATACCAGAAGCTCAGAAATTTACTGCTCAATTCGCTTTGACCGCCCGCACGTTAAAAATGGATGTCAATAAAGCTTTTGCTGATTTGGGTGCTCATGCAAACGATCTAGCTAGATTTGGACTCCCAGACCTGGGAAATCAGTTCTATAGATTAGCTAAGGTACAAGAGCAAACTAGCGTTTCTATGGGTAAAATTATCTCAACAATGGACCGTTTTACCACATTTGAAGGCGCTCTCGGCGCCGCCTCTAAGCTTAATGCTGTATTTGGCTCGACAATAGACGGCATGGAGCTAATGCATGTGACAATGGAAGAAGGCCCTTTAAAGGGTTTTGTTAAGTTGAGAGAACAAATGGTTGCCAGCGGTATGCAGATCGATCATATGAATTATGCCCAATTTAGAGTCTTGCAACAAGAATTAGGCCTCACGGCTCAAGAACTTAAACAATTAGGTAACGTTTCAGTAGAAGAATTGGCTAAAATAGCGAACGAAGAGCCATTCATGGCAATGTCCGATGCGGCCAGAAAGGCCTCGGGCGATGCAGAAAACATGCTAACACCTACAGAAAAATTAACAAAGGCAACAGATACTCTGGCCCAATCGATGTCTAGTGTTGTTGGATGGTTCCGCGATGCAAAAGCATGGGTCGCGGATTTTGTAATCAGAATGGGCCCTCTTGGGAAAATACTAACATCAATTTTTGTTTCTACAGGTCCAATATTAGTTGGTTTAGGCTTAATGATTTTTAAGTTTAAGGCTTTTAGGTTCCTTTTCGGCGGATTTGCCGCGGCAATGGCCCCGGCAGCTGTCAATGTAGCAAAATTAGGAACATCTGTAACAACGACAGGCACCAGCGTTTCTGTTATGGGCACCAAAATGCAAGGTGCTGGACTAGGAATCTATTCAATGGGCTCGAAGGCAGTAGTAAGTAGCGGCCAAATCAAAATATTGGGTAACGAGACTCAAATCGCAAACCAAAAGGCCACTGGATTCATGGGCAAGCTCGGCGGCCTAGGCAAAATGATGGGCGGCATGGGAATAGGCATTGCAGGATTAGCCGCAACCATGGGCGGCAGCATGATGCGCGAGCAAGGAGGGACGGGTTGGAACATAGCAGGCACTACAATGGAATATGCGGGTTATGGAGCCATGGTAGGCGGCGCCCCCGGTGCAGCCATCGGCGCCATAGGTGGCTTGGCAAAATCATCCATTGAAGCTATCACTGACAATGATTGGTACATGAACGATTCCGCTGGAATGTATGACGTTAACACTGGCGCAAGATTGTCGTCGGGCCTCAATTTCGCCAGTAAACCACACAGCGCACTCATGGGCGAAGGGCCAAATGATGAAGCAATAGTGAACAGAGGCAAACGAGCACTCGGCGCCGGAAATGGTGTGACTCCAATAGTCGGCCAAAGCAGCAACGCATCTGAGATGTATCTTACAGTTAATTTACAGGCTCAAGACGGGAAAACTTATAGCTCTCACAATATAAATAAAACGCTAACGCCGGAAGAAGGTACAATTCGCACTGCAGTTAACGCTGCCTTAGACGAAAAACTTAATTTAATTTATGGCTAGTCACTAATTATAGTATGCCAGTAGCTAAATCCAGCCATAGTGTTAAGATAATTATCAAGCCAACACATATACAAGGCGTCGCCCCGATATTATTTTCACCGATAATAACAGAATTTTCTGATACATGGTCTCCAAAATGGTCAGCCACTAATGTTTATGGCCGTAATGATCCAATGCCATTTTTTCAAGGCACTTCTAGACAACTTACTTTAGGGTTTAGAGTAATATCTGACTCCACCGCCGAGGCCTCCAAGAACATGCAGCGAATTTCTTCGCTTATACAAGCTCAATATCCTTCTTATACAACTCCAGTTGGAATGGCAGCCTCGCAAAAAACAAAACGCTTAAAATCTCCCCCATACTTTAGTTTTAAATTTTTGAATATAGTTGGAGGTAGCAAAGAACTGCAAGGATACATTAATGGACCAATCAATATTAATCCCGGCTTTCAATCTAAAGCTCAAACTCAATATTTCTCCGGCGTCGGCACAAGCAAAAAAATATACTTTTCTGACGTCAAAATTGCTTTAAAAATCCAAGTAATGCACGAAGAACTCATAGGATTTGCAGAAGCCACTACCGACGCACAAGCTATGTTTACTGATGGAAAATATCCTTATGAGGCTCCATATACGTCCGCAACTACAGTCACAACCACGGCCGCCGGGTCGTCACCAGTTGCACCGCCAACCATGGAAACTTTGAACGATCCATTGACGGCACCAACAATTTCTGAATTGAACTATTTAATTAAGAGTCAAGAGCGCAAGAAAAGCTTGGTAGATGCTCAAGTGCTTGATAATCTGAATGATGTGCTTAAATCACAAACTTAAGTTCATTTTTAAAAAGGAGTAAATTTAATTTTGTCAATTTCAAGGAATAGTAAGAGTGGCATAATAAAAAATAATTCATATGCATACGTTTATTCTGACATATTTCAGCGTAGAGGTAAAGGTCAGATTACTCATTACAGTACCTTAAATTTGACATATCCTTCACCCGCGCAAATAACAAAGTTGACTTTAAACCGTATTATTTGGGGAGTTGGCACAAAATATTATAATTTAGCTGATAAATATTATAATGATTCTGAATATTGGTGGATTATCGCTTTTTTCAATTTAAAGCCGTTGGAATCAAATAATCGCCCCGGGGACATCATAATGGTTCCTACGCCATTAGAAAACGTTTTAAGATATATGAATTATAATCTATAATATTAAATTAATTTAACTCGAAAGGTCTATACATGACAACACCGCAAGCTGTAAGAAATAACGAATCGCTCATGAATCCAATGGTTTCCGATCAGTGCTTTTTAATAGAAAAAGCTAAGGAAATATATGATTACTTCATCCAATCCAATAATAATGCTCAATTTATGCAAGATTCTTATTTTACTAAGAAAAAAATAGTCAGACAAGTAGGCGGCGACGGCACCTCCGCAATTTTTACGTATGCGTCCTATAAAGATGGTAGATGGACGTATGGAAATATTAACAATGCAACGGACAACAGTATGTGGGGTACCATGTGGCAGCTGCAAAGCAATTTTGAATATATCAAATTACAATCTTTTGGCGGTTGGGTAAACTGGAAAGGCGATTGGACATCAAGCATGCGTTCTCCTTCCATCCCAGGCGCTGGACATAACACGCGGCCGAAGGTAGAAGATATCAATTACTTTCATCCTTTTTTCGAAATTACTCCCGCAGAAAAAGCTCAAATATCTCATTTTTGCGATGTGGGCGTTGCATATTATCAAGAAAACGGCAAACTCAAAGAACAAGAAGCAGGGGACGACCCGACCACACCATATTCGCAAACAATCCCATTTAATCAGAATGAGAACGACTTAAGTTATTTGACAAAACCAGCAGCTATTAAAAATTTGGCGGGTTTACAAACAGTAACGATAACTCACGAAGGTGTAGATTCACTAACTAGAAATATGGTTTTGGTGAATGCGACATATATATTTCAAGATTTACGTAAACTAGTAGAAGAGCCATATACACAGCTTTTGCAAGTTGGCAATTATCTCGCTGCTTCTAAACTTTATAGATACATTGAATTCAACTTAGGTTGGGACACTTCTAATCCAGATCTCAAAGGGAGACTAAATTTGGATAGACTTAGAATGCGCGTAAAAACCAATTTGATTAAATATACGTTTGACTTAAAAGATGATGGCTCTATAATAGTTAACGCACAATACCGCGGCCATATTGTGGATATGGCTAACAACGCAAATTCAAACATATTACAGCTAGCAAAGTCAGTATTTGAAGAAATAAAGCACAACACAGGAAGCATAAACGCAACGGCGAGACAGCGCGCCGATAGGCTGCATGCCGTAATAAAGGAGCAATTGGCTAAAAATTTAGCTACAAATATCTTTCGTGAACTTCTTTTAGCGGAGTCGAATCAATTCTTCGCGAAGGTGACGACCGGCTGGATCGCAGGCAGCGCAATGTTTCCGCTAAAAGAAATACCGGTCGGCGGACGCGTCTATCCACCGCATGTCCCGGGCCACGGCGGGCCCGTCAGCCCCATGCTCCCATACCAGATTATGAGCGCTCAAGTGGCAACGAACCGATTAACCACCTTAAGAACCCAGTTTGAGAGCGAATTTCTGGCCAGAATCGCGGCCACTAGTATGTCAATATCTGAAAAGAACGACGCGACAGCACAGTTTAGGCTCAAGTTGGCAGGATTCTTTGATGGCACCGGCGTCAGTAATGTAGGAATGAACCAAATCATACGTACCTCAGTCACCCCCGGCGGCTCACCGAGCGGCGCCGCCCAAATGAACCAACCCGTCGGCAACCTGTTCCCGCACGTTACAACTAGCTCTGCGCATGACATCATGCGCCAACACAATTTTTTTCGCGATTTGAAAGCTACGTTCAACGAATACACTGATTATTTATCTTCTGGGGGAACAGCCGTGGGCGACTTCGCCGCACAAAACAAGGCCGTCGTAGACAAACAAGCAGCTGATCTTAAAGCATTAGAAGACTCTTTAACTAATGTTTATAGGGGAGCCGTATCTACTGCAATGAAGGCAGCGTATACTGCCAGATATCAAAGCTTAAAATTTATAGCTAAGCAACTATTAACAAAAATGAAAGTTTACAACATATATATTGAAAAGAGCAAGCGAGTCGATATTAAAGAAGCTTCAATCGATCCAAATAAAACCCGAATGCTTAGTTTAATAAACGGTATGAAGCCCAACGATTATTTAAACGTCAAAACACCATCTAAAATAAAAGAGAAGTGGGTCGATATTGCGGGTGACACGCGCCGTCTGTCTGCTGGTAAATACGAAGAAGCAAAGCAATTTACAGACAAAGATTTAGAAGAATATCAAATAATACCGTTTATTTTCTTAGGGGACTTGCTCACTGCAGTATTAACCATTCCGGCAGATTTGCGCCCCCTAGCCGATCCCGCCAATACCGCTAGCACGATTCCCAATGATACTGTTATCGATCGCATCATTAAATCAAACAACAATCGGCGCTTTTATACTGATTTAGGATTCTTAAGTTACAATACGCCGTTCACAAACCTACCAGTTAAGGATCTTCGATTATATTATTATCCGATATCCCTGAAGCGATTAAACGACTTTTTTGCTAGGGAAGTTATCGGTAAAGAAAGATCGTTTTATTCTTATTTGGACCTTTGCCAAGGTTTAATACGCAAATTTTTTGATAATTCATTTACTTCGTGTTCCCGCGAAGCTCATATGCAGGATTTTGTCTCTCCAAAAATAAGGATGGCCTTATACGAAGATGAACCCACTGATACCTTCCCGGGAAGTACACATATTTTTATTTATGGTTCAAAAAACGTAGCTAGCGATTTAGCACAGGAGGAAATCACAACCAATAGCGCTGGCGCCTCTCGCTCCGGAACATACGATGCTAATATGATGCATGGAATATATCATTTTTATTTAGGCGGATTAAGCCGCGGCATGACAATGAAAGTGAAAGTGATAGATATTGCTGATCCTTCTACAAAAACCGCGGTCTATTTTAATGCTGGTAGATCGTCAGAAAGAGCAAATGCCGAAGGTAACGCTGAAAACCAAGGTAGTTGGGCGCCAGTAATTTTTCAAGCTAATATCGAAACTCTAGGATATCCAATGTTTGAGTTGGGTAATCTAATATATGTAGATTTGCGACCTTTTGTGACGGCCGAGCACCAAAATTCGCGACAGTTCGCCGCAAACGGGTATTATGGAATTAAAAAAATATCCTATAATTGGTCAGCGGAAAAATTTACTACAAATATTGAATCTATAATTCAACTCTCAGACTCAGATGTAGCAGCGCTCAATGCCGCTGGCGGCAGCCCTGTTCACACTGTATCGACTGGAGGCGCATCAGTAATTACACTTGAAATGATTAGAACAAGAATAGATGCCGTGAAAACCACGATGAAGTCATATGAAACGCTCCGCGAAACAACTGTCGAAGAGGCAGAAAAATTGGTTGATGCTATTAATAGTGGCTCGTTACTTCCGCCTACCTGACATGAAAAAGTCTTTTTGGAACTAATTAATTATTATGGCGACAAACTCAGAACAGCCTATATATTCACCAATCCCATATGTTGCAAATAGCTCGCTAGTTACTAGTGCAATATATCACCAAAGAGCGAATTTTAAATATTCAGCGCCTTATCATTATGCGGCTGATAATAAAAACTATATTGATTTATGGTACGACACTCCTTTCTATGGCAAAACAAATCAATCTGGAATATTTTATGTCCCCAAGCCAACAAAAATGAAGTTCGCTTTGGGCGACAAGGCAATCGCTTTTGATTTTGTATACGACGCGCTCAGAGATTTTCAATTTTTTATGAATAAGGCCACCGCCGCAGGAAAGAACACTCCTGCAAACTTATTTGCAGATTTCAAGGTCGCCACTGGATATACTAACAGTTTGCAATCATATGTTGATTACATTTCCAATATGATTAAAAATTACAATTCAACGTTATTACAATCTGAAAATATTATTGCAGATATAAAGTCTTGGGTTCAAGGTTTTATTGATATGAGCGAATTAGCGCATCAGAATATATCATTTTATTCTTTTTATACAGATAAAAAAACCAATATTATGACGAGTGGCCTATCCTTTGAGTTTATGAAGTCAAATCACGATGCCGATTACTTAAAATGGGTACAGTACACAGATTCTTCTTTTGTGCATTATGCCCAAGCAGCTGCTAACTTTGGGTTTAGAGTCAATCTCAACGCGCCATGGCAATTGATAGCGGATTTGAATTCTAAACCAATGCGCGGCTTTGTTTCGAAGCTTAAATCTGGAAAAGAAGTCATATTAGAAGGCTATTTATCACAATATGCGATACCAACCGGCAATAATCCCAACGTTCCCAATCTGGAGTATCTTTTTGAAAAGTATTATGATAAAGCTATAATATGGTCATATTCCCTTTTAAAAACGGTATTAGTCTATGGATGGCAAGAATACGTAAATGACAAAAAGAATATTGTATATACGCCGGATCCAATTATAAAAATTGGTAGTTTCAAATCAATTACCACTGCATCCTTAACCAGAGATCCAAATATTAATATTGCATTGCAAAAAGAAATTAATATACCATCTCATTACGTAAACGAATATTTTCTAACAATAATGGAGAAGATTCTTAAATATGAATTTGCTGCAGACTGCGATTCTAAATACAGGCGATTTCGAAAGAGATATGATTTATTGAAGAAAAAAGAGAATCAGACATTCCATGCTTTAACAAAGCTTGAAACCTTCTATTCTCCTTCTAGAATCGTCGACCCCGCCACAGGTCTGCCGCTATGGCAGACTTCCCACAATAAAGACTTGACAGAAAAAGATATTTTTAATAAACTGTTATATGAAAAGACTCAGCCAACTGCTGATGAAAAAAAGAACCAACAATATAAATATGCAAAATCAGTATCAGAATTTTACACAGGGTTTAAATGATCTTTCAGACGTTTGATGACAAAGAAATATGTACCATGGTTTATAAAAATGGTAGATTTTATGATTCCGTCAGCCCGGGCTGCACAAAAACCTGGGCGTACGCCAACCACTTAAGAGGCAAAGACATTGAATATGCATCAATCTACGCGCTATCTTCACAGCAGACGTTATCCGAATTGTGTCCCGTTGGAAAAAAATCGGAATTCGAATCAATTCAAAAAAGAATTAAAGCAGTTTTAAAGAGTTCACAAAACGTGGGTTTGAATCTAGAGGAGATATGTATATATGATCTTATGCCTAGGCATCTCCTCAAGCAGTGGGCCGAAATAAAAAATACGATTTGCGAGAATATATTTCAGAATTACAACAAACCAGACAATTACGAACAGCTTTTGAAAATTACAAAGGTTGCCGCTGATATAAAACAACACAGACTATCAATCAATTTAGATAATTGCCCACGCCTTACGGTGCAGGACAAAAACATCTACAGGACTCTTAGCAAAAACAACTTAACAATCGATTATAGCATAAATAAAACTGTTACAGGACGCTTAAGCACAAAAAAAGGTTCTTTCCCTATCATGACATTGGCTAAAAAATATAGGAATGTATTAACGCCGACAAACAGATGGCTTTTTGAAATGGACTATAACGCATGCGAGTTACGCACAGCGCTAGCGCTCCTAGGACAAGAGCAGCCAGAAGAAGATCTCCATGATTGGAACCTCAAACATGTCTTTACTAGGGCAAAATCACGCGATAATGCTAAAAAACGTATATTTGCATGGCTTTACAACCCCAACAACAAGGATGACAACGTTAGTAAGATTTACGACCGGGAAAAACTCAAAACTTTGTATTATAAGCAAAATAAAGTAATTACCCCATATGGACGAGAAATAGAGTGTGATGAAGATCATGCTGTAAACTATCTCGTACAATCAACAGCAGCCGATTTAGTATTTGAGCAAATGTATAAGGTGTGGAATTACCTTCAAGATAAAAAAAGTTTTATTAAATTTTGCAATCATGACAGTATAATGATTGATTTGCACACCGAACAAGAATATGAGTTTAATGAGATTAAAGAGCTATTTAGTAATACTAGATTTGGAAAATTTAAGGTTAATTGTCTCGGCGGTAAAAACTGGGCAGATATGAAAAGCCTATATATCAAATAACGAGGAAAATATGCAAACCGTAATAGGTTTAGGTCAAGCAGGATGTAATATTGCTGACCAATTTAAACAATATCCACAATATAAAATAATTAAGTTAGATGAAGGATTAAAAAAGACCAAGACTTCTTTTGGTCTTAAGCGTCAGGCATCCCCAGAACTGTATGAAGAAAACTTGCCACGTGGCATAGTAAAGTATTTGCAAGAGGGGGTGATGTCCGAAACATTATTTATCACCAGTTGTGGCATGGTGTCTGGCGCTGCTTTATCTATTTTATCTAAAATCAAAGACCACACTAACATTACAGTCATATATATTATTCCAGAAAGAATAGAGTTAGTTGGAGACAAAGCATATCAAAACAACTTGCTTTTCAACGTGTTCCAAGAATACGCGCGCTCCGGCTTATTTAAAAGAGTTTATTTACTTGACAATCAAAAGATTTCTGATATAATAGGCCCAGTACCAATAATGAAACACAAAGATTCTTTAAACACATTGATAACTTCCACATACCACATGATTAATGTATTTGACCATTCAAAACCGGTTCTCACGACGACGACTAATAGGTACCCTACTGCTCGCGTTAGTACACTAGGCATATTGGATGTGGAAAATAATGAAGAAAAATTGTTCTTTTCTCTTGACATTCCAAGAGAAAAAAATTATTATTATGGAGTTCCAAAAAAAAGATTAGAGGAAGATGAAACATTGATGGAGGCAATACAATTAAACTTAAAATCTAATATTGAACATGATAGAATGAAAATAACCTATTCGGTTTTTTCAACCGATTACGATGAGCTAATTGCTTATTGTGAAAAAAGTAGTACTTTGATACAACAACTAGCACTCTAATAGACCAATAGAGTGACTTTAACCATAACAAAACAAAAAGGAGAAAATTATGGCTATTGATATGAATAAAATGCGTTCGCGCATGGAGACCCTTAAGACCCGCGGCGACAAGTCGAGCAACAACTTTTGGAAGCCTGAAGAGGGAGAACAAACTGTACGTTTGGTACTACCCGCTGATGGCGATCCTTTCAAGGATTTTTGGTTCCATTACGATGTTGGCGGCGCCTCGGGCTTTCTTTCCCCAAAACGCAATTTTGGAGAAGATTGTCCTCTAGATACGTACGTCCGCGCATTGTGGAAGGACGGTTCAGAGGAATCGAAGCGTATGGCTCGTAAGTTGAGCGCAAAACAGCGTTTTTTCGCGCCAGTAGTGGTACGTGGCCGCGAAGATGAAGGCGTAAAAGTCTGGGGCTTCGGTAAACGTGCTTATGAAACGCTTCTGGGGTTGGTTTTGAATCCTGAATACGGAGACATTACTGATGCTGAAACCGGTACGGATTTGGTTGTCACTTATACAAAGCCAGCCGGTGCATCCTTTCCGGAGACGAAGATTACGCCTCGCCGTAAGTCTTCTCCTCTTCACAAGGATAGTGCCACTGCTGCGTCAATGATGGGCTCGGTCCCTGACTTTGACGAAGTATTCTCTTCTTCCCGGAAAACTTCAGTGGAAGTTAAGGAAATTTTAGATAATTTCTTGAATTCCGAAGAGGCATCTTTTACGACTAGCGTAGATTCTGCTACATCAACAAATACGAACGAAAGTCCGGTTGATAAAGCTTTTTCTGAACTGCTAGGTTAAAAAGATAAACCGCAGGGAGGCATGGGTTTACAGATGCCTCAATTTTTTATCTACAAACGAGATATCTCGAAAGGAAAAAATGTGTTAATTACTATAGTTGAGTGCAAAGAGTGCAACGTCGCTGTTTATTCGCGCGCACACGAAGATGTGAGAGAGTGCGAATGTGGACGTATCGTTGTTTCAGGAGGCCAACAACACTTTAAATACAATACTGCCCCAGGCACCGCTTATGAAATTAAAAAGACAAACGTTCATGTCAGCATACACACTCTTTATGAGGATTGGCATTCAATGAGTGATCGATATGGCTTAATCAAGGGGGATCCACAACAATCCCACGTACAGTAAAAAGGAGAAAAATGACAAGAAAAACTTATAAACGCGGAGAGGCAAGATTTTTAGAAAACATCCGAGCCGTAGCCAACCGCTTCAAAGGCCTAGGCGGCGGCCCCGAAAGCGAATCAGCCGTGAATTCAAACAAAGGAGATCTAAAACAAGGCTTTGTCTGGTTTTGGTCTGATAATAGCGATATCGCAAATATAATTGCTAGAAGTAGTGATTATATTTTGCAACTCGATGATTACGAGGAAACAGTAGGAATCAAAATGGACAAAAAAGGATTTAGAAGCTGCTGTCATGCATTTAAAGTTTCAAGGAGTAGTAAATTAGATGGCTAAAAAAGAAAAAGCCGGTCGCCTATCGATCGATCAGATGAGAAAACTAATAAATAAAAAAGCTGGGCAACAAGTAGCAGTTGACTTAGCCAATGAAAACAATCCAACTATAGTTAAACAATGGATACCTACAGGCTCACGCTGGCTAGATAGTATAGTTTGTAGAGGCAAAGTAGCTGGAATCCCAGTGGGAAAAGTAACCGAAATCGCTGGCCTTGAAGCTAGTGGTAAATCGTATATGGCTGCCCAAATAGCTGGAAATGCTCAAAAAATGGGTATTGACGTAGTTTATTTTGATTCAGAATCCTCGCTAGACTTTACTTTTTTAGAGAAGGCCGGTTGCGACGCATCAAAAATTCTTTATATCCAAGCGACATCAGTAGAATTTGTCATGGAGACAATGGAAGAACTACTAAAGTCTACGGACAGTCAGTTTTTGTTTATTTGGGACAGCTTGGCTCTCACTCCTTCTGTTTCAGATTTGGAAGGTGACTTTAACCCGCAATCATCAATGGCTGTAAAGCCAAGAATTTTAGCAAAGGCGATGTCCAAGTTGACCATTCCTTTAGCTAATAGTCAATCAGCATTTTTAGTGCTCAATCAGTTAAAAACGAATATCACTCGTTCGCCATCTGAAGCGATGACTACGCCATATATGACGCCCGGCGGAAAAGCTATGATCTATGCTTATTCTTTGCGCATTTGGCTGACACGCCCGAAAGCAAAAGCTTCTTTTGTCGTTGATGAACATGGCTATC